TGTCCGTTTATCACAAATCCCATTCTGACTGTGCCAAGACCCAACCACTCAATATCCATCCAAAGAATTTGTGCTTTGGTGATATCTAATGTAATACCAGAAACACCAGTGCCATCTAACTTATCAATATTCCAATTTGCTTGTGCTACTTCAGTTTGAGTGCCAGTAGATAAACTCCTTTCTACAAAATAAGGAGTTGTGCCGTTGATCTCAAAATACATTCCATTATCAGCACCAAAATATCCAACTCTCTGTCTCAAGTTTTCTTTTGGTGTGGCAGGAACAAAGGTATTCAACACAAGCAAAGATTTGCCTGGTTGGTATGAGAATGTCTTTGTGGTCTCACGAATAATCTGTGTTCCAGAAGCATTATCAACTGTTAGATTTACCAGACCTTCAGTAACACTAAAGGTAGCAGAAGCCGTGCCAGTAATACCAGTTTCCCACAGATTATTATCTCTGTATCTGTGGGAACTATCAAATAGAGTGAGTGGTTGAGATGTTCTTGTGCGACCAAAAGCATCAGGATTTATGGAAACTGGCAGACGATTGTAATTATCTACAACATTTCCATCTCTGGTTGCTAATAAAGGAACCTCAAAAAGAGATCTTTCTTGATTTAGAAAGTCTTGGGTATTCTTATTCCACTGTGCCATTAGTTATCCCACCAAGTCACTCTCTTTGTATTAGTTACTTTGACTTTTTTCTCTGAACTATGTGCTGGATAAATGCTGTGTACGATTGCACCAGGGTACTCATCTTGTAGATCCTCAGTAATCTCTTGTCTCGATGGAATCTCACCTTCGATTGTCATTTCCATCTGGTAGGTCTTACCTCTCCAGACAACATCAGCTTGATACTTCTCACCTACCTCTTGTGGTTCTGGTTGAGAACCATTGATGTATAGGTTACCGTTGAAGTCGCCAGAGATATTTACACTCTCCGACATAAAGTCTTTGAAGGATTTCATATCAGCAATTCCAAGCTCTAAGGGACTTATTGATTCTGCTATCGGGATCTCTAGAAGTTTTCTTAGAAGTAAGTTTCTTCTTCATACCTTTCATCCTTGCACAGAAGGAAGCACGACGTTTGTTACCTTTCTTCTTGCTAGGTGCTTTAAGATCGGAACCAGGATTCTCACGCTCATAGGACTTACGCCCCTTCTCGTTTAGACCACCCTCTTTATTCTGTCCTGCCTTGCGGGTCCAAGCAGCACCTTCCTTTTGCATCTTCTTCACATTTTTCTGTGCTTCTGGATGCTCTCTAGAATAGACTTTCTTATCATTGCTCTCTTCCATCTCTGTGCCGTCGTTAACGGTCTGCAGAGTTCCTCTTCCGTTACAGGTAGAACACTTCTCCCCATCAGCATGATATCCAGTGGCATTGCAGTGACCACACTGGTGAGCAACCACGTCATACTTGAGACCGCAGTGCTCTCTAAATTGTCTAAAAGTTTTCATCGTTCTTGTGACTTCTTCTTTTACTAAGAACACTGGAGCGTCTGTTGGATCAGATTCCCAGAAACTAATAACACGACTTCCTGGATAGATCTTGTCTACAATTCTCTGAGCGCCAGGTCTCTGAAGAAGTTGTAACTTAGGTCTAAACACATTGACAGTAAACTGCTTCCCTCTCCATACGGCGGAGATGGTATAGTATCTGCCATACATTGTAGGAAGTCTTTCTGCCATCAGTTTCTAAATGCTACGGAAGTTGCCCAGACAGCAGCGGTCGCGCCTGTAGTTGCCTCTAAAGTTTCTGCTGGTTCTTTCTCGATCAATACTCTTTCTCCAGCAGCAATGTAAACTTCATTACCATTACTATTTTCGATAAGTGCAGCAGTGGTGTTTGTATTTACAACGGAAACCAGAGTAGCATTCGAGAGAGCACTTGCAGCAGTTTGGATATTTGCAGCCGCCCCTTTTGGTTTGAGGATCATTTTACTAAGTCTATAGTCTCTTTTTATTTATCTTTTTTCTTTGATGCGTCTTTCAGCATCTTCTGAAGATCTGCTGTACTACCAACAAAGAGAGCATTGGTCACGTTGGTTGGTCCACTCTTCTTCTCTTCTCTGACAGACTTCTTGTCTTTCTGAAGTGTCATCAGTTTGTCAGCAACGTCACCGACATGCTTGATCAACTGTCCAGCAACTTCGTATGCTCTAGGATGATCAGAAGACATTGCCAGGTCAAGAGCGCCGTTGATAGCTTCTTGTCCTTTGTCCACCAACAGGTATAGATTGGATCTGGCGTATTCATAGTCACTCTCTACGTCATCCTTATCTTCTTTGATCGGAGGTTTCTTTGCCTTTACCTCCTCCTGTGGTGCTACAATATCTGCAGTAGTTTCAAATACTTCGTCTAGTCCTTCAAAATTATCCATAGAAACTTGTCAACTCATTAAATCCAAAGTCATCGCCCGAGGTGAGCAGATCGTCATCATCAGTATTAATCAGATCAACTGGTGTACCAGATGTTGCCGCCGCAGCAGACGTACCATTTTGTGCTCTGCGAACAGTCAACTTATTAGTATCTGGTTTGCTCTTGACATACATAACCTCATTCCCAATTTCAATGTAGGACTGAAGTGGAATATTTGTAGAATCTAAAACTTCGATAGTCAGTGCCTTGGCAGTGATATCTGCAGCAAGTTCTGTTGCACCATCTTTGTTTTGATCGCTGAGTGCCTTTGGAGTAACCTGATAAGATACTTGTCTGGTGGCAGTAAGATCGACATCTGTATAGTAATCGACCTTTGCTTTCTTGATGGGACTTGCAGTTCCAACAGGACCAAAGATGTATGCCTTAGCAGTAAATGTTAGAGTGAACAGAGTGAGTTTTCTGTCGTCAAAGTTTCCTTCGTAGTCATCCGTGTATGAAATACTATTCAAGACGATAGGGACATCTCTGAAGTCATTCATCTCATCAACCAACTTCAGGGTGATGTTGTAGGATGGTTGGAAGACTGGGAGAATCTGTTCGACGATCTCTAATGCTTCGTCGTTGGTTTTTGAGATAACGTTCAACTCAAAGTCAACGTTATATGGTACGGGAGTATACTGCTTCTTGATGGCATTGGCACCATCGGGTTTAAGCGTCAGAGTGATGGGGCTGAGTTTCCTTGCACCATCATAGGATACCCCAGTCATCTCAAAAGAAAGACGGGGGACTGTGATTGCAACTTTCTTGTTGAGATCTGCTTGCTCAGTAAGACGTGCTAAAAACTTTTGGCGAGGTCCATATGCCAGAGGCACCTTCATTCTGCTGTAGATGCTACCGTCTGGGTTCTCCTTACGGACTTCGATGTTATTGAAAAGTGTACCAAATCCAATGACGCACTTTCTAATAATTTTGTTATATGTATATGTCCCTAACATATCAAGTTGCTACTCCAAATGGATTTGTTTCAGTGAAATCAATAATGTCGTCAGCTAGTTCTTCAAACTCGACATTTTCATAGTATTTAGTATCTGTGCTTGCCATCTCATTTCTGCTTTCCAGAATGATGGTGGCACCAGAGTTGCTCCCCATGATGGTCTCACCAATGTTGAATGATGCCGTTGGAGACTTGAGTTTGATCCAACCTTCGACAGCATCCCACTCAACCAAGTTTGCGACAGCACCAGTAGTTCCACCAGTTACAGATTCTGGAACTTTGAATGCACCAGTGATACCTGCAGGAGCAGCGGATAGAGATGTAGATGCAGTGGTATATCCACTACCTGCCGTATCAACGTCAACAATTTTTACTGACTTATATTCAGATCCACCGTTGACAATATTGATGGACTTAAGAACTCCGTTCTCAAAAGTGGGAACGAGGTTTGCTGCAACCCCACCACTATCAGGACTGCTGACTACAAGAGTTGTTCTGTCTTCGTCATATCCCGCACCACCATCAACAATCTGAACAGATCTAATTTCTCCTTCCTTCACCACAGATCTGATTACTGCGGTCTTTGTTGGGGATCCACCAGACAGTGTGATGTTTGCTAGGTATGCTGTTGCTGTAGCACCAGTACCATCACCAGTGATAGTTACTGTAGGTGCTTCGTTGTACTTGGATCCTGGGTTTGTCACGAAGATTTGAGATACTGCACCACCTTCCAGAATCGTGCTTGCAGTAGCATTAGTTCCAGGATTTGTGACGTAGTAGTATTTGACTGTGTATCCAGTATCGATAAGTTCTTCGTCTCCTTCAAAGAAGTCACCCTGCTCATCTTGATACTCGAAGAGTTCACACTTAAGTTTGTAGACATAACCCTTACCGAGCTGGTAGAATGGTTCTTCATGCTCTACAAACTTAATTTCAAAATAGTTATTGCTCAGAGGGAAATAGATTAGATCTCCTTCTTGTGGTCTTTCTCCAACTTCAACATCAGTATCGAGAAGGAGGAACTGGGAGATGAGATCAGAAAATCTTTGCTGCGAGATGACCATTGTGATCTCGTCAGTCTGTCTGATACCAAACTTAGTCAGAAGATCTCCACCACCTTGGAACCCTTCATTGTTTTCTAAGTATGCTTCAATCACATAGGAATCGTCAAACTCAGATATGACTTCTTCATTGAAGATGCCATCCTTTTGTACAAGTTTTCTTGGAATGTACAAAATGTCCATTCCAAACATCTTAAGATACTCCTCCACAATATTTTGTTGAAGGAATTGTTCGTTGCGAGTTCCGTGTGTGAAGTATACGTTTCTCATCCGATCATATCCATTGGTGGGATTTCATAACTAGAAAGCATTTCGTCCTCAAGTTTCTGGACCGCTTCTTTACCTTCGTTGTAAATGAATTCACCATTCATAGTGATGCCACCAGGGAGTTGAGCACCTTGGAACTTAATCAGGTTTGCACCCCACTGACGGCGGATCAGAGCAGTAAGATAACGCTTTACCCATGGATCGTTATATACTGCAGTAAAGTCTGTTGGGTCAACTGCACGATAGCAATCAAGAACTAAGTAATCGCCATCAGCAATATCTTCTTGGAAGTCGATGTCAAGATACAGACGGTCTCCACGCATCTGCCATCTCAACTGCTTCTGACCTTCTAACAGGAAGTAGATATCCTCCAGTCTGCGGTTGACCATTTCATATGTTAGAATCTCTGTATTGGTCAGATCCCAGAGATCATTCAGTCTCCACTGATAGCGAACATCGAACAGGTTTGTTGTGTTCTTAGAAACAAAATCAAAGACTTTGATTACGCTAGTGACATAATCTGGAAGTTTGATATAATTGTTCTGTGTCTTGTATGTGATACTATCGTTCCCGCTGGTAGCATTTGTAACTGTAGTATCAGTATCTGTTGTCATTCTATCGATGACAACTTGACTAAATGGAACTTTCAGGAAGGTTCTGATATAACCATCCATGTGGCGCTCATTGTAATACTGAATAGCATCATCGACTAGATCGTCGATCTGATCATCATCAACGTTGATTTCTAATACAGGAGCACCGAGTTGACGCAGAGCGTAATCAATCAGTTCCTGCCTGGTGCTAGGTTGTGCCATGTTGTCTTAGGATGGATTGACGTTGAATCTAATTCTCACATAATATGTAGTGTTTGGATCAAGAGTTACACCACCAGGGAGTGTATATGAAGTCAAGTTGACCGAGTTTCCGAGGGACTGGTGTACGATAGTTGTAAACGTATTTGCTCCAGAGAACTGCCAATCACTAGAGGTATGTACATAACCATTAATGATTTGTGCTGGGTCAACATTGATTGTTGGGTTGAACGCTGGTGTGATTGTTTGGATCTCTGGTTGATCAACAATAGGAGTTGTGAAATTGACTGCAGCAGTGTAAGCACTTTCCAGTCCAGCATTATCTCTGAACTTAACCTGAACATTGTAAGTTGTGTTGAAGTCTAGGGTTCCACCTGGGACAGTAAATGATGTCAGGTTTCCAGTATCTCCATTTGCAAAAGTTCCAGATGTATCGTATACTGTAACGTTATCGGATACTCTTCTGATTCTCCAGAAACTGGAGAAGTGTGTTGATCCAGTATATTCTGGAACAAATGCAGAAGTGTTGATGACTGGAGTTCTATTGAATGTGAGGTTTGTATCTGGGTCAATGACAGGAGTTACTGTTGCTGGAGCAGATACAAATTCAGATTCATTTACTGTGAGAGTTGCTACAGCAGAAGTAACAGAAGTTGCTGCTACGTTAGAGAGAACGCAGCGGAACTGCTCAGATGGTGTCGTTGGGAAAACTGTTGCTGGAGTTGTGTAGGATGCACCATTTGCTCCATTGATGTTGTTCCAATTGGATCCACCGTCTGTAGATTTCTGCCATTGGTAACTCACTACGTCACTGGTGATAGTTGCACCAATAGTGAATACTGCTTGGTTACCCTCAATTACAGAAGTGCTCTGTGGTTGAGCAGTAATAGTAATAACTCTAAGAACAGAAAGTAGAGCAAAACTAGAATCAATATCACCAGCAGATCCTACAAGAGAAACTCTACACAAATATCTGTCATCATTATCATCAGAGTAAACTAATACTGGTGTGGTATAGGATGGGTTAGTTGCACCTACAACATCTGCGTAGTTTGCACCTCCATCATCAGATCTTCTCCACTGGTATGTTGGAGTTCCACTGCTGCTAGATGTGGTTACGCTAAAGGTTGCAGTTCCACCCTCATTGCCAGTTTGGTTTGCTGGTTGAGAATCAATCGTAAATGTTCTTTGAACTGTAAGAGTTGCGTTGTTTGTATATGTTGGAAGTGCTGCTCCCTGAGCATCAATTTC